CGGATGTGTGTGGTGTGCCAAATAAATGGGGAAAACCCAAATTTGGTAAGGGAGATCCGTGGTTGGAATCCCTAAAACACTCTAGTAAACCGTCGTTTGGTGTTGAACCTTCCCTCTTAGATCGTGCAGTGAAAGATTATTTGAAACCATTGTACAAAATCCTTGAGGATAGACCAAAGTTGCGTGCAGATATCAAACCGCTTACACGAATGCAATTAGTGTGTGGAATTGACGGAAAACGTTTTATTGATAAGATGCCTCCTAATACATCTGTTGGTTTCCCACTGAGTGGACCGAAAGCAAATCACCTTACCTATCTAGACCCTGGAGAATATCCTGAATTTGCTTGTCCTGCCGTTTTGGACGCAAAGTTTTGGACTGAGTATGACGAGGCAATAGGGTGCTGGAGTAAGGGAGAGAGATATCATGCTGTCTTCAAAGCATGTCTGAAAGATGAGCCTACTCCTCTTGATAAGGATAAAGTTCGTGTTTTTCAAGCTGCTCCTATAGTGTTGCAACTAGCAGTACGGAGGTATTTCCTGCCTATTGCTCGTTTCATGTCTCTCTTTCCTGCTGTATCTGAATGTGCAGTGGGTCTCAATCCCATGGGACCGGAATGGGAAGATTTTCAAGCGCATATTGCTAAGTATGGTAGGGATCGTATCCTTGCCGGAGACTATAGCAAATACGATTTGAGAATGCCCGCACAGATCACAATGGCCTCTTTTAGAGTTTTCATCAATTTAGCCGTGTTCTGTGGGTACTCTAATCAAGACATCAGGATTATGCATGGAATTGCCACTGATATTGTCTATCCCACTATTGCATTCAATGGCGATTTGTTGGAGATGTTGGGTACAAATCCTTCTGGTAATAACATTACAGTCCATGTTAATGGAACTGGTAACTCGCTTCAAATGCGATGTGCCTTTTTTAAGATAGAACCAGAGGAAGAAGATTTCCGCTCAGTCGTGGCAGCGGGGACTTACGGTGATGACATTAAAAGCTCAGTCAAACAGGGCCATGACAAATTCAATCACATTTCAGTAGCGGCGTTTTTTGCTGAACGTGATATGAAGTTTACAATGCCAGATAAAACATCGACGCCTATACCTTATATGAGGGACCAAGATGCCGATTTTATAAAGCGGCACAATAAGTGGATTCCCGAGTTGAGGACATTTGTGGGCGCGTTGGATGAAGACTCTATTTTCAAAAGTCTCCACAGCAATTTGAAGTCAAAAGCTTTAACTCCTGCTGAATTGTCTGCTACATGCATTGATGGCGCTTTACGCGAATGGTTCTTCCATGGATCTGCTAAATACAATCAGCGGTGGCAGGAGATGAACACAATCGCAGAGCGGGCAAATATTAAGCACTTTTGTGCCATGTTGTCCGATCCTGAAAGCGCAGACTATGAACAGCTCGCCATTAATTGGTTTGAGCGATACGGACTCAATCCTTTGTTGTCCCTTCCCCCGGCATGGAGAGCCTAAAACAATCCCACTGTGAGTTTGGATCACTCACATTTAATTAAAAGATCCTGTACGTATCTGGTTACCATGTTCCATGTTTTTGTATACTATATGTGGTTGC